ACTGATCCTTTATCAGCTAATATTTTATCCCATATTTCAGGAGTATCAATTTTTAATTTTTTTAAAACTTTTTTAAGCTCACCGTTTTGTCTAATGAACGTTCCTTTAGCGGATTGTTCTGTGAACACGTTAGCAGCCCAAGGCTCAATTCCAGGTGAAACATTACCGGAAAGTTTTGAGTTCGATACGGTTGGCGCAATGGCTCTTAAATGAGTGTTTCGCATACCTGTTCCAACACACCAAAGTGGTTCACCATAAACCTCAGCTAAAGCTCTTGATGCTCTTTCTGTTTCAAGTTTTAATTGTGAAAATATTTCTCTTGTTTTAAACTGCGCTAATAATCCTTCAAAAGCAATTCCTTGTTGTTGCAATAATGTATGCCAACCTAAAACACCTAATCCTAATGCCCTGCCTTTTTCTGCTGATCTAACTGCATTATCAAAGCCTTTCATATTTTTAGCTCTTTGTATAAATTCAGATAATACACCATCAAGGAACCAAGTAGCGTCATAAATTAAATTAGTATTTTTCCATTCATCATACTTAGCTAAGTTTAAAGATGATAAACAACAAACAAAAGAATGTGATTCATCTGTATGTAGTGTAATTTCAGAACATATATTAGTCATATGAACTTTTAAACTATTGTATTTATAAGCTTTTGGATTTGCTTTATTAGTATTGCCTTTAAATAATACATAAGGTTCTCCTGTTGCTTTTCTTTTTTGTAATAGCTTAGACCATTTTTTTCTTGCCTCCGGCTGCCCTTCTTCAAGTCTTCTCATAAACTTATCACCAATTACAACACACTGATGCAAATTAAGTGATTGTCTATTTACATCACCTTTAGGCTCTCTTATTTCAAGCCAATCTAAAAAGTCTTCATGATCGATGTTTATATTAACTGAGGCTGCACCTCTTCTAACAGATCCTTGATTTGTAGCAAGAATAGTTGAATCATATATTTTACAAAAAGGCACAACACCGTCTGAAGTTCCATTACCTGCTATAGTAGCACCAGCTGGTCTAATCATATTAACACCAATACCAACACCGCCACCGTGTTTTGCAAGCAACATCATTTCAAGATTCTTGTTACCTATATCCATAATACTGTCAGCAACATCGATACCAAAACAACTAATAGGTAGACCTCTATCGGTTCCAGTGTTAGATAATACAGGAGAAGCTAAACATAACCAGCCTTTCCAAATATAATCAAAAAACTTATCTGCAAGTTCAGGTTTATATAATCTTCTTGCTACAGCTTTAGAAACCCTCATATAAGCGTCTTTAGGCGTTTCACCTTGTAATAAATAACCACCTGATATAGTTTTCTTATACACCTCTGTATCTCCCCACGAAGGGTAATCTTTACCTTTTTTCCAATTGTTATTCCACATCTTTTTCTTCTTGCTTTTCTTTCATTTCTTTTTCTAAAGCTTTAATAGCTTTTTCATAACCCGGCATTTTCTTCATTGTTTCTAATGTGCCAACAGACAAATCCCTTAGATTAGTTAATTCTTGTAGAACACCTTGCATTAAAGCACCAAGCTGTTCTATCTTTCTTTTCATTATAATTAATTCTGATTCTTTCATAATTTATTTTACGCCACAAGTTACACCTATAAGGTAAATAACTTCTTGTTTACATTCTTCGTATTCCGCATACGGAGTGCACTGCTCATTAGCATATTCTTCTATTTTTTCTAAACTACATTCAACCTCTGGTTTACTGCAGCTAATAAGGAATAATAGCAGTATGCTACCAAATATCGTCAAAATCTTCTCCCTCATTCGCCTTAGAATAGTCAGTAGGCCTGATAGCAAAAAAATCGGTGTGAGTAACACCCCCAGTAAGATGATAAAACCAATCCAAAGCACTAGCGCTGGTGGCATCATATCCGAAATGGTTGGCGGACTCTTTGTATCCAAGTTCGACGATTTTTTCATTTGCTCTTTTCTTTATAAAGTTTTTTAAATCTTCTTTTTTCAAATTTTCAATATCGCCTTGTTCAAACATTTTATCGATATATTTTAATTCAAGGTCAACCATAATATCAGCAGCTTCTAATACATGATCTTTACATTTTTGTTTAAGTCCTGGAGTTTCTTCACACATATGCCTAAATAATTGACAACCCATTTTTGAGTGTAGTGATTCATCTCTTACGGACCATTTCATTTGTTGGCCAATACCCTTAAGTAGGTTTCTAAGCTGAAAGCTATATAAAACAGCAAAAGCAGAGTATAGCGAAACACCTTCAGCGAAAGCGCTAAAAACCGCCAAACTTTTGGCAATACCAACTTTATCTTTTCCTTCATAACTAACTAAATTTTCAAACCTATCAGCTGTAGCTGGCTCATGTAAAAAAGCTTCAAAGTCTTCAAGACCTAAAGTTTCATTTAAATAAGAGTAAGCTACTGCATGAATGGTTTCTTGTGAACCAAACATCATTGCCATTTGTTGTATTTCATGTTTAGGAAACCAACTAACGACTTTTTGTGTCCAGTAATCTGATACAGCACATTCTGTTTGTGCAAATCCTAATAAGATATTACCAACTAAATTTTTTTCAGCCGGTGTTAATCTTTCGTTCCAATCTTTAACGTCACCACTCATTGGTATTTCAGTGTGTAACCAAAATGCTTGTGCCTGTGGTAACCAACCTTCTGTATAATACTCAGGGTATTCAAAAGGTTTATACGCTATTCTTTCATCAAATAATCCCATATTAATTTTCTTCTTTTATATATTCAAAAGCAATATCAATAAATGGTAAATACAATACGTGTTGTACCACATCTTCTTGCTCATACGTTCTAATTCCTATAAGTATTCCTGGATATAATCCTATAGATACTCTATATGCTTTCATATAACGTTTCGTTTTACTAATTCTAATCTAATTACTTCCTTTTTACGTTTGTAATTAGAACTTGTATAGAGTTCTTTTAATTCTTTAGTTGAGATGCCCTCTACATTAAAATGTTTCCATACCCATTTATTAGTTCTTTTACCTCTAGCATCTCTTTCATATTCTTTAATTGATGGTTTTATTTTTGCTCCCATTAGCCATATACTTTTACGTTGTATTTATTATGAACTTCTACTAATTCATTCCATCTTAAGAATCCTCTATTAGAAGCCCACTTCATATATTTTTCTATTTGCCTTTCCTTATATTTAAGCCTAGCTATTTTCTTTTGCTTTTCAATATCTCTATTACTCTGTCGCATTCTTTTTGATTTTGAGGTTTAAATAATATATATCCTGGAAATTGTTCTGTAACTAATTTTTTAAATAGCTTCCATCTAATCGGAAACGATTCATTAGGTCTACCTTTGGTTTCTATAATAAAGTTTTCACCAATAAAATCTGGTGTGTACTTTATGGGTAATATTCTTTTTTCACCTCTGTTCATAAATTCACCTTTTGAATTTGCTTGCCTTTCATAAACTTCATTTTCAAAATGAAACCCATTTAGTAAAACAAAAGTTTCGCCTTCATATTTTGCTCGTATCTTGGCTTTTGTTAAAGCTTGATACATATACTTTTCTAATCCAGAAGCGAAAGTATGGCCGTCGTATTCAACTTTATTTGATCTTACTGGGCCCTTCTTTCTACTCCTCCTCTTGTAAGTTCTCCTCATGTCTTAATTGTATATCTCTTAAATACATTTCTTCAACTTCGGATCTTAATGCTTGTCTTGTTTTTTCTATATAGTTAACAGCATCCATTAATTCTTCTTGTATGTGTTGAAGCCATGTATCTAATGGCTGGTCATCTTTATGTAAAGTAACACCGTACTTTTTATAACCTACATCAGATCTGTTAATAATCTTTTTTACTACAGATTCTATTACTTTATCTCTTATTTCCATTACTTATCTTTTACAAATGTTCCGTTTATCATTCTGCCAGTTCTATTAGAAATCTCATCATAAGCAGAACCAATACAAGTTTCAATTGTGGTATCTGCAAACTCTGCGAGATTAGTAAGAACAACAACGCTGTCACCAATAGCGTCGATAATACCTTCTTTATCACCGTCAAGTACAGCTTTGGATAATTCTCCTGTTTCTTCATATAATTTAACTAATTGTGTTTTTATATCACCTTTTTCATATATATCTCTGTCTACCGCCCATTGTCTTATTTGGTCAAAGACTTCGATACTTTCAGCTATAAAAGCTTCGTAGTATGCTTTATTATAAATATAACTACGTTTTTTATCGTACATTGAGGTATATGAATTTGCTTTTATCCATTCAATTGTTTGATCCGATATTTCAAATTCGCCAAGGGAAGTTTTCCAAGTAAAACCAATATTGTCTTTAAGCATTTTGCTTAATTGTTTTTTGGAACATGGAAACGTCGAGGTTTGCTCAGTTGCATTTATCTTCATTTTATTTACTAAATTTTTATATAATGTTCTATCTATTTTATAGCCATAGACTTTTTGAAGCTCTATTTCTCTACCAGATATATAATCAATATCTGATGAAGAATCTAGAACTTCATATTCTCCAGGCTTATAACCCTGCACGAGCGTAACTCTGTTATTTAAATCACGTGTTACACCAATTTTTTTACCAGGAATATGGTAAATATAATATAATTCTTTTGCCATATTATTATTATTTTCCAACTGATAATTCAGCTTTTATTAAAGGACTATGTTTATAGTTTTCTAATCTTATAGTATCGTTATTAGGAATGAATACAAAGTCACCCGCACCTTCTCTTAATTTGATACCACCCCAGTCTAATTTAAGTTGAGGTAAATCATATTGCTCAGCGGCAATATACTCTTCAGCTTGCTTTAAATGGTTGTTATATAAATGGCAATCACCTAAGCTGCCAATCAATCTACCGGGTTTCATATCAAACCCGTTAGCAATTAATTCTAATAATAAACCATACATAGCTATATCGTATGGTAAACCTAAAAATACATCTGCACTTCTTTGTCTCCACATTAAGTCCAGTTTACCTTCGTTATAATATAACTGGAAAGAATCATGACAAGGAGGCAATACCATATCGTGAAGATCAGAAACATTCCAAGCTGATACCATGAGTCGTCTAGAGGTGGGATTTTCCCTAAGCTCCTGAAGAACCATTTGTAGTTGATCAATACCATTAAACCCGCGCCACTGATGACCGTAGATGGGACCAAGTTTTCTATCAGTCCTATTAGATCGTTCGTAATCATCAAGCCAATAGCGGACGCCGTTGTCAAGAAGATAATCCAAGTCAGTTCGACCTTGGAGAATCCAAAGTAATTCTGTTTTTGCATGATTAAAATTTATTTTCTTTTTTGTTAATAACGGAAATCCTGCTTCCATATCGTGATAGATCATTCTACCAAATACAGACCTAGTACCGGTTCCCGTTCTATCATCTTTATGCTTACCTCCGTATAATATACCAGAGATTAAGCCTATATATTCATTTTCTATATTTGTCATAGTAATATATACAAGTTTTATACATTTGCGCGTGACACTCACCAGCTTTGTAACAGTCAGGTGACACATGCACTTTTTCTCCTTTTTTATATGGCCCAATAACAATTGTTATATGCCAACATTTAGGAGCTGCGCCAGGAATTTCAGGTTTATATGAAATCCTTACGTTATTTCTAACACACCAGTTCCAAGCTTCAAGCTCTTCAACTGTAGGCGAATAAGTACCCATAATACTTTTTTTTCTTTTTCTACCTACATCTAAAGGTCTTATGTATCCTGGCATATTATTCCCACGGCATTATTGTGTCCTCAGTTGTTAAAACAGTATGAGGAACATAACAACCAGATTTTGGTTCCCAAGTAAAGAAACATTCACCTCCGTTTTCACCGAGGTTTTGAAACTTAACTTTTAATACCTTAACTTTTGTTGTTTTATTTTCATAATCCCTATGAACTAACAATCCGTGATAACTAGCGTCATACCATTCACCACCACCTTTAATGTTATACATAGTCGGTTCTTCAATTTTACCATTACTATCTTTATACATTTTTGTAGGGTGCGCAACTATTATAACTAATACATCATATTTTTTAGCAAACATTTCAATCTTAGTTAAATACTCTAATGTGTATACGTTAACATCACCATTGCTAGATTCTAAATCTCTTACTTTATTAAATGGATCAATAACTAAGCATTTAATACCTTTACGTTTTACAAGCTCAGCGCCTTTTTTCAATACTGAATCAAGTGTATAACGTTCCATATCTATAAAAAAGAAATTATCGTTTATATATTCTGAACATTGATTCCACTTATCATTACCAATATCTTTTTTAGATGGCATACCTTGCCAAGCTTTTCTCATTAGTTTATGAGCGTGTAAATATGTAGGTGCATTTTCTGGTGAAGCAAAAGCTGTTTTCCAATTATGTAATTGATTATAACCTATAACCATTTGGTCAACAAAATCAGATTTACCAGAACTTGGTATACCTGTAACAGTTATAAACTGTCCGGTATATGTAGAAAATATTTCATCAAAGTTACGTAAGCCTATTTGGAAACCCGGTTTAAAACCATTCTCAACAAAGTCAGTAACGTCGCCTTCGATGTCTTTAAATGTTGTAACATTTTCGAGAGGTACAGGCCTCGCGTCTTCGATAGTTTTTGATAATCTTTTAGATCCATATTTTAATAAGTATTCGTTAGCGTCTTTACAATCGTCGAAGTAGCACGTAT